CGCTGGCATCGCTGGAACGCGAACAGATACGCCGCGAACACGCCGAGTGGTCAGATGCCTCGTTCGGCGATGTTGGCCCAATCGGCCCGCTGAAACATCTCTCAAAAGAAGCGCTGGAAGCCGCTGCAGAACCTGACGACCTGAGCGAATGGGCTGATATGCAATTCCTGTTGTGGGATGCGCAACGCCGTGCCGGTATTACAGATGAGCAGATTACCCAGGCGATGGTAGAAAAGCTGGCGGTAAACAAGCAGCGCGAATGGCCTGAGCCGAAAGATGGTGAGCCACGACTGCATATCAAAGAGCAGACAGCGCCGGTAGTGCCGGATGATGGCCGCGCTGAATTTGAGGCATGGATGCTTAAGAAGTGGGGGCGCGAGCGGCAAGAATATGATTTCGCAATGGGTAAGTTTCTTCATGGCGAAAACTACGCAGACAGCTACACGCGGCATATGTGGAAGGCATGGACAGAAAGCCGCGCCGCCATGCTTCAGAGTAAATATCGCGATCTGTCACAACCAGTAGATCCTCAGATTTCCGAATACGAGAAAATAATGCTGCGGGCTGGCTGGGTTATGGTGCCCGTCGAACCAACGGACGAAATGATAGCTGCGGCGATGAACTGCGAAGATGTGCTGTTCAATAGCGATGAGTCATTCTGTGTTCAGTATCGGGAAATATATTGCGCGATGGTGGATACCGCACCAGCTTTAAACAAAGGTGAGTATTAATGCTGAGTGATTTGTTGATTATGGTTGACCGTCGCGCTAAGGCGGTCAGTTTGCGCGAGAAAACAATTATCAACGAGCGTCACGCTGTCAGAATGCTAGAGCCTGTCCTTTCTTTAGGGGTGCGTTCTGCAAGTGTGCCAGATACATGGGTAAGGTATGCCGACAGATGCATTGATAATGGTCTGGCGGCGTCCACTGTTCGCCAGCGAATTGATTGTGTTGCTGCTGTAGTTGCCTGGGTGATTCATGCTGATATCAAATTCAAGCCAGCAGCACCCGGTTCATTGGGTAGAATGCTGGAGGCTATGCGTACCGCAGCCAGAGTGATTGGTAAGAGGATTAAACGCCATAGAGCCCTAAGCAGACCAGCACGCGTAAGTGTTGATGAATATGCCGCCGTTGTTCGTGATATTGAATCCCTACGCGAACCATACAGAACAGCTACGAGACTGATGCTGTGTTTTGGATTAAGGGCATCAGAAACACTTTCACTGTCTCGTAATTCACTTATCGCAAGTGGTAGGTTGTTTATTCCAGACCGTTGCACAAAGACGCATTCCGACCTGCTTTTGCCGCTTCCGGTTAAGTATATTCCGCTAATTGATGAATGGTTAGGTGTAATAGGGGAGTCAGAAATTAAATACAATACGTTGGTAACTACGATTTCTCGCGCGGGTATAAAGTGGCGTTGTCATGACTTGCGAAAACTATTCCGCACTTCTGCTGCTGTTCGTGGTGAGGATTACCTCGCAACTGAATTAATCCTCAATCATGCAGTCAAAGACGTACCTAGTGTTTATTTGCAATCACCTCCATTTGCATCAATGAGAAAAGTATTAACCAACTCAATAGAAGAATATTTACAGGTCAGAGGGTAGGAAATGTCAAAGTCAGCGATAAAAGATAATGATGTAATGTATCAAAAGAAGTATCCAAGAGAGTGCCTGTTTAAATTACTTCAATTGCGCACAAACCTGAAAGCAAAACCTGATATTTACCGTGTAGAAATGATTAGCCGTGAAGGTGAAAATATATTGATGGGAGGCCGTAAAACAACACAGGAGGCAATAGCGCTTTACCAGGATATAGCAACGTTGAGCGCGGAAGAGGTAGAAACGGCTTTCAGTAGCATGGTGTAAACAACGTCAGCAGAACGTACCCGGCAAATGCCGGGTTTTTTTGTACCTGCAAAACATGTAACAACCAATGGAATTGTAAATAAATAGTTAAATATGGATTAACAATATAGAAACACAAATCATGTTAAAAACGTTAACATAATGGTTAAATTTTGGTTGTGTGGATAAGTTTATTTGAATCACAACAATTGGAAAAAATATGTGATTAATATCAATATACAACAATTAACACCGTAAAAATATTTAATTCAATAAAATCAATGAATTATAATAAACGATTGTTTTTCGTTCGTTTTCTGTACGTTTTTTAGCGTCAATACCTTGCATTTAGCCATAGATAAGAAATAAAAAAATTAAGATATAAAAATCACTATATAAATCATAATGCTTTGTTAGTGAGGCAAACGGATATATAAGGTTGGACATTCTGAGAAATAAGGTGAGATTGAGCAAAGAACAGTCAAAAACAGCACAATCGTTAACAAATGTTTCAAGTAGAAATAAAGCTGTACGCGAGTGGGTTTTATTAAATCAATAATAATCAATAGAATATATGCTTTATGGGGTGTGGCACCATAAAGATGAACAGAAATGTTTCTGCAACCTCATCAGACCAGATGCTTTAACATATTGACAAGAGGAAAACTAACCAACCGCAAAAGTGGAAAGCTGTAGTAATGAAAGGGATGGAAAAGTATTAAATCACGCTCAGGCTTGTTTCCACCAGCGTTGAGGGTATTCATATCATTTTCTGGCTGTAAATCATTACGGGTAAATAGTTGCCCGTTTAATAATGATGAGTCTGTTACATATTAAATGCTCACAAATCAGTCATTACAATTTAAACAAAGCGATAACATTAAAACTGGCACGATAAATGTTATCCACAACAGAATCCAGAACTCACGCCGTTTTGAAGTGATATTGACCACTAACATAATTCGTGCAGGTGGCAACTTTTATTGCGTTTATCCACAGATTCAGCCTTGTACCAAATATTGACATATTACCGCTGGCGGCGTTTCTGTAATTAGCCTGAGCGTTGTCTTTAAATCTCTTCTATATAAGGAGGTGATTTTTATGGCTTACGGGCGTCAGTTCGAGATAACCGTTAATTGCACAGATGGCGAGACGATTCACATTACTGATGTAGATGTGGATTTTTCGTCTGTGCGTGACGATGAAAAAGAACCGAACGAAGCTGAGTTGACCATGTGGGGGCTCACGCCTCAGACGCAGAATGCAATCGCTCAGGCTGGCTCTACCGTCAGCGTTGCTGCTGGCTATATAGATGAAGGAATGTTCACTCTTTTTCAGGGGGAGCTAATCAGTGCCGTCACCATCAAGCCTAACGAGGTTTACGGCCTGAAAATGAAAATTTATGAGGCGCTTATTCCATTCCGCGCCAGCGTAACATCGCGCACTTTTCGAAAGGGGCAAAACCTTAGAGAAGCTGTGCTGCTGGTTGCGTCAGATATGGGGCTAGGGTGTCAGGTTTCGAAAGCCGCTGCTGCATTAGTGCTGCCTAAGAATATCAGTGGTGTCGCATTATCCCGCGATGTGCTGAACAGCTTATGCAAGCCAGTTAATGCAACATGGTCAATTCAATACCAGTCGATAGTCGTCACTGCCGGTGATTCAGTTCTTAATGGTGCTGCTATTTTCTCACCTGAAACAGGCTTACTCGGTGCTCCGTTTTTGAAAATTCACTCACCAAAGCGCACCAAAAAAAGAACCCATCAGAAAAAGACCAAATCCAGAAGAAGCACGATAAGAGCATAACTACGTATAAATGGCCCCCAAAAGGCTCTCAGGTTGATTACTCAAAAGGCGCTCGTCGCCAGATGGGGGTTATTGAAGCTATTACTTGGGAGTCGCTTTTACGTGGCGGCGTTGAGATTGGCGAACAGATAGAGCTTACGTCTCCTTCAATGGGTGAAGGATGGAACATCATTGTTAAGAAAATATCCCACAGATTCAGTACGCGTGACCGTCAGGCATGGTCAACATCGTGGGAGGGAATCATTGCATGAGGCCGGGAAGTCAGGTTACTGCAATCATCGAGCAGGCGCTTAATTCAGCGCTTTTTTCTCTTGAGGCTGTGATTGTATCCGTATACGAAGGGCGTGCAACGGTCAGGCCAACACCTAAGCGCTTATTTGGCGACAATCCAGATCCTGTTGCTTATCCAATTGTTGAAAATGTGCGCCTTCTTTCTCTGGTCTGGGATGGCGGTAAGTCCGGCATCAGCGGTCGAGTTTTACCCGGTGATGAGTGCTTATTAATAGCGCTGTCCCACGGCGACGGCGACGAACCAGACCACAAAACCTTCTCAAATTCCGTCGCTCTGTGCGGTTTCTCAGATAAAGCCATTCATCAGATGCCAGATAGTCCAGGTATTCGTGTTTTCAGCGGAAGCGCCTTCATTGAGTGGGATGACGGAAGCATTAAAGGCGATACCGGGAAGGGTGCAACATTCACATTTGCGGGCGACAAAATGACCGTTAACGCTCCGGGCGGCATCGATATGACCGCACCAATAACCACTATCAACGGGGATTTAACGATTTCCGGCTCTGTCAGTCAGGGGGCCGGAGGTGGTGGAAATGCTGAATTTGGCGGCAACGTAAAAGTAACCGGAAATAGCGAAGCGGCTGACCATATCAGTGGCGGCAAGTCCTTCAATTCTCATACCCACAAAGAAAATGGACAGGGTAGCCAGACCAACAAGCCGACATAAGGAGAATAAATGAAACTAAATGACCATGCGGCGCAGATTGCGCTTTCAAACAAAGGCTTTCTGATGGCTGGAGATTACAGCACAGCCATCAGCAAAGGCGAGATTATCAACGTCACTGAGCGTACCGGGCTCATCGTAGAGAGTGTCGAGTGTATTCCACTGATTAATGCACCTCTTTATATGGTTATGGCGACATGTCGTGAATCTAAAGACCAGTACATGCCGTTCTACTGCGATTTGCCATTTGAACTTCCTCATCATGCAGCTATGGCGCAGATGCTGAACGACGCGGGAGAAGGTTTCGATCTTGATGACCTGCTGGATATTGAATCACTTGATGCGGCGGTAACAGTAGTTCACGTTGAGAAGTGGATGCATACAGAATGAATATCACAACAACACAGTATCGTCAGGGTGTGAAAGGCTGTTTTCTTTCAACGCACAGGCCACAACCAGATGAATTATTAACGCTCGTTATGCCTACGTGCAGGGGGAAGCGATTTATTCCCGTTGGAAAGGTGCAGCGGATTGAGGCTGTTGGTTCGAGCCGGTGCCTTGTCTGGGTTTCTAAACTGGCATTTGTTGAGGGGATGAACTACTGATGCTGGACATTATGCAGGATGAAGACGGGGTAATTCTCCGTAACGGTGATTTCGTACTGGACGGCGGCATTGATGGCATTGCGCAGCAGGCAGAAATAAGGGTAGGGACAAATCGCGGTGAATGGTGGCTTGATGAAACGCAGGGATTACCGTGGATATCCGGCATCATGGCGTCACGTCTTCCTGTGTCAATTGTTTCCAATATGATTAATGCCGAGGCCAGACGTACTCAGAGGGTCAGCGACGCCAGAACCACAACCATCAACGATGAGAAGGGGAATTACACAATTCGCTTTGCGATCTACGTTGGCTCGGACAGTACAGAGGTAACCAGTGGAATTAGTTAACAATAGTGGCTGGCATGGTGTAAGGCTGCCTGAGCTACGGGGCGATAAGTACGAAAAATTAAAGGCAGCATTAGGTGAGGTTAACCCGGACGGAGATTCGCTTGTCGGACAGACGATAGCAATAGTAGCGGAAGATGACTTAAACATTATTGAAGCTATTGGCTGGGTGTTTTCCGGTTTTTTTATTTCAATGGCAGAGGGGGTGCAATTAGACGGGTTGGGAGAGCGTTTTAATCTTCCTCGTTACGGGCTAACTCGCTCACTGGCTTATGTTCTTCACCTTTTGCAGCCGGGGCAGGTAATCAAATCGGGAGAGACGTTTACTATCTCAGGTAGTGCAGGGTATTGGGCTTCAAACAACGAAATAAGAGAAAATGGCAAGACAGCAACTGGTTACGTACTGAGAGTTCGTAATAATGCCATAACAACCGGAAATACCTTTACTATCAATATATCAGGTAAACCATTTTCAACTCAGTTTCAGGAAGGTGATACATCAGAATCGATACTCAGTCGCCTGTATACGCAAATTACAGCGGCTGAAACATCGCTTACAACATATAAATCGTCATATGGCACGTTACTTTATGCTGCTGATGGCAGGACACTGATTCAGTTTTCCTTTGCAGATGATGTATTTGATATTGTCAGGGCTGGTATACCGGCAGTTGCTTACTACCAGAGTGATACAGAGTTTCCGGCTGTATTGTTTGGCTATGTTGCGACTGATGAAATTCTGGTACTGGCAAACGGTGTTAAAGGCTATCTCATTGAAGATGATGAGTCTTATCGCGTGCGCATACAGGCAGCAGCAGCGGCGGCACGCGTTAACATCAGCGCATCACGTCCCGGCATTAAAAATGCCGTCTTAGCTGTCAGTGGAGTCTCTTACGCATCAGTAGAAGTAAACCGGGGTATTAATACCAACGCAGAGGGAATCCCCGGTAAGTCGATACAGGTATTTGTAGCTGGTGGTGATGATAATGCAATTGCACAGGCCATTTATGATGCTGCCGCCGCAGAATGCGGTTTTCATGGCGATACGTCAGGAATTGCAACAGATGGCGAGATAACGGAAACGGTATATTTCAGCCGTCAGAGTTTCCAGCTTGTTTACGTCGATGTGTCTGGCGATATCTGGGATAGCGAAACAACTGGCAGACCTACGGATTATGTCAGCGTGGCAAAAAACATAATCACTGCTTATTTCGCACAGCTTACGCCGGGTAAGGATGTGTTTGCTGGTCAAATATATGCCCGTTTGCTGTCTGCATTTTCAACACTGACGGACGTAACGGTAAAAATCGGCATTACATCACCGCCAGCAGATAAACATGTTTCTGTGGGTAGCGGCATTATTGCGGTAACTGACTCTACATCTGTAACGGTGGCCTGATGGAACCAGTAATCAAACGCCCTGAAAAACTGGCAAAAGAAAGACTTACGTCAAAAGTACGTTATCAGCGGAATATTGACTTAATCGCAGCGTTGAAATCAGGTAATCGCAGCATGGTTGCAGCGATTGAGTACATGAAAAAAGGGTTTTCTCTGGATGATTCAACGGGAGTTCTGCTTGATGCCTGGGGAGAACAATACAGCATCAAAAGAGAAGGACGCGATGATGATGATTACCGGAAGGTGCTGCAACAGGCCAGAGGTGAACAGAGCGTTTCGACACAATCAAGACCATCAGTTGGCGCATATATGCAGCAGGTATACGACCTCGTCTGGCTACCGTTAAGCCGGGTTGGATTAACCACAGGTGCGACAGGCGCTGCTTTTAATCGTGTGCCGCTGCGTACTGTATTTGTGCAATGCGGAGGTATGGCTCCTGATATCGAATTGCCTGACTCTCTTGTTTCCGTGACGTTTGGCGGCGATATCTACAGTGCGGCAACACCGCCAAACGTTCAACTGACTAACCATGCGCCAATGTTTCCCGGCAATGCTTTCCCTTGTGTGTGGGCTGGTATCAGGTATGAGCGAACTCAAAAAACAATACGGGCAACAGAATCAAAAGGCATCCGTATCAGGGCGGTTAGTTCGCTCTTAACTCGCATTGACGGAACAGCAACGGTAAATGGTGGCGAGCTAATTACGCCATTCAACACACTGGTTACAGTCAAACAGATAAAGGTGAAAAATGGATAGCTGGGCTGAGTCAGACAAAACCTATAAAGGATTGGGGGGAACTGATATCCCCAACAAACAGAAACCATCGCAGGAATTACAGGCCACAGGCTTTGCGCCAACTTATTTCGATGAGAATGGCAATCTGGTGTTTGGTGATGGCGTATCTGCGCAGGTAATGAATTTTATACTCAACGACCTGTATAAAAAATATCGTAATTTATTAGCCAGGGTGAATGCATGATGAATAGTTTTGCAACTGTATCCCGCGTCTATCCTTTTCGCGGTTCGGAATACTCCAGCACCAAACCTCCATCTATCACAAAGCAGGGTGATGGTTTTAGGCCAACCTACATAGACCAGACTGGAAGACTGATTCAAGGGGATACCGTTGATTTCGCCGAACTGAATTACATTTTTAACGACCTGTACGCCAAAGCTGCGCACATTGACCAGCTTCTTACAGCTAAGGGGAAATAATGGCATTAACACCGGAAGAACTGGTAGCGATATCTGACCTTGAAAAAGCGACAATTAATGATTCCGGCGTTGTCCCTGACTGGCTTATGCCAGCAGAAATACGCGGCAGCAGTGCGCCAATAAACAGCATACCGTATCCACAACACACCATAGATGTATTTGGCGGGCTTCTTGCTGGATCGTGGTCATTAAAGTTTCAGAATCCGTTACAGCGTGTTGTGTGTGATTTAGAGATATATCATGGCGAAAATGCACCATTATCAACACCGCCTGATTTATCGGCGTTACAGCTTACCGTAGCAGGATTCGACAAGGCTGTTATTTTCTGCCCTGCAAAAACAGCGACCGATACCGCCCCTGATAACTACCTGAATATGGCTGTTTCCGGCATAACGCCAAAATACAAACTGGGTGGAAAGCGCCGCTTTCTGGAACAGTCAGGAATGGTGGTCATCCCGTTAACTATGATTTTGCTGTCCACACGGCCACTGACTAATCAGGAAACTAACCGGGCGCTGTCAGTCACGCTGAAACGGAAAAATGAAAGCCAGTTGAATACCGCGCCAGTTATCAGCGGTATGGTATACAGCAACCCATTACCGTCAGCGCGAGATATTGCACAGGCATCATGACCGCTGAGAAATAAAAAAGTCATTTCATAGAATTGTGAGAACATATCCCCGATTTGTTAATAACATTTCGGGGATTTGTCTTTTATGAAAGTGACAACGCGAAAAAACCAGCATTCAGGGACTTTTACGAAAATGGCATGTTCACACGCATAGTGGCAACCAAAACGGATAAAGGGAAATGGCGGTTGTTCGGTCTGCATCGTTCAGTCGATGCTGCAATCTTCGTTGAGGCGGCAAGGGGAGGAATCCGGGAGTGGGCAGGGCTAAACCACCTGGGCGATTTCTGTGATTCGATAGGAATCACGCTTTGGGAAGTACATCATAAGGGAGCAAAAAAAGAACAGGCCGCATAGCGGCCTTTGTAGTTATTCTGGCTTTTCGGGCCAGTCTGGGTTAGCGGTATCCACACGGTTAACCATTACGCTGTAGAGTTCCCATGCCTCCAGCCGTTTAATCTCTTCATCTGTGGCGATGTTCAATTTTACCGCCCGCGCCAGTGGTGCAATGGCTGATTCAGCCTCAGCAAGGCGGCGAACTTTTTCATCCTCCGCCTTTTTACGCAGCTCTTCCGGCGAATAAACCCGTTGAACGACTTTACCGTCCTGATATAACCACGTACCATCACCACGGCAATCATCAGGGCAGTCAGCAGCGTCTATTTCCGCAACAGACATATTAACCGGCCACAACATTGATACAGCATATGTGTTTCCACGTTGCGGGACTGGCTGATTAACAACACCCCAGATAACCCCTTCAGGATCGTACATAATTTTTGCAGTATCATCAGAAAATAATGACTGACATTCATACCAGTCCTGCCCGTCTTCCGATTCCAGGAAATATGCACCTATATTTATTTCGGCCTGAGTTTTACCCCTGCTTACGGGGTCGTCAATAAGTCTGAAATTTTTGATATTCTGATATTTTTTCATTATGCCGTTCCCCCTTGTACGGTATACCACTGATTCCCGACTCGTTTTTGTAAAGGCGCATAATTAATACCATCAATATTTTCGCCTTGTGCATCTTTCCAGACGGAGGTAACTACATATCCGGGAGTGTTAGGCCAGGAACCTGCATTGTTCCAGGTAGTCACTGATGTGCCAGCCCCTAACTGAACATCTGCGACGAAATTATTATTAATCCACAGACTCAGCCAGCTATTCCCCCAGACAGAACCAAAGATGTCGCCGTTATTCTGATAGATGGCCCCGCCTGCACGAAGCGTGTTAGCGGTGATATCGCCATTGACCGTAAAGACAATCGAACCATCAGGATTTCGCTGGCTGTATAAATGCCATCCCTGGTCGTCGTCCAGTTCAATCACTGTAGGCCTGTTTGCGTCGCCCCATAAATTAAACGTGGCTGTCATTGTCGAATTATTATTACTCGTCAGTGACAGTTTTTTTCCGTCACCTGCGCGTACGGCACCATTAGTGAGAACATCGACGGACATGTGCAGCCCGGAATTGTCGATATAACCGACCAGGGCATTATTGACATAAATACCCAGAACGCCGTCACTGTGCCACTTAAACCCTGTATCGTTATCGCCGAATACAATCGAATTACCGCCCAATGCATTATCAGTACCAATACCTAACGGGCCATTTAGTTGCCCACCAGTAACAGGCAATGCACCTACGTCACCGGCTGATGGTTTCATCAGACTACTGTAAATTGTATATGTCTGACCGCTAGTTGAGT